TTCAGGGCGCTAATCTTTTCGCCGTCGATGACGCCCCAGACTCCGAGGCAGACAAGGACGCCAACACACACGGTGTAAATCCACATACGGTATGCGTCGGGAATGAAGGGGGGCTTGGGGGACTCGTGCTCACCCATTGTTTTTCTCCTTGAGATAGGAAATGATTTCTTTGAGTTGACGGTTTTGCGCGTCTACGCTTGAGCCGCCGTGATTTGGCTTGACGTGATATTGAACGTCTTTTAGTTTTTCCTCTATATCCTCAAGCCGGTCCAGTACGCTGGGCATCCCATCTTTCCCGTCCCACGCATTTAACATAGTGGATAAGTGATCCATAAAGATGGTGGCACGATAGATGAAACGCCCGGCGATTGTGATTAGTGAAATGACGCCGAGAATTAGGGCAACGTCAATCGTGGTGGGATTAATGTGTATCATCGGACAAAGATTTCAGCGAACATGTTTCTGGTTTCAGGCGAGTCAGAGAAAAGGCGCCCCTTTCGGTATGTGCTGCGCATGATGCTGAGCACTTTGTCTCCGTACATGAGAAGCCGCTCCCCCTCCCGCAGGTCTGATACCTTATAGGCCCATCTTACCCTATCCCCGCGGGGCTGGCGGCGCTGGGCGAACCATGTGCCGCCGTCGATCCAGATGGAGACCTCGCCGTCGGGGCAGCGGAGGGAGAATGCGTATTTGGCTTTTCCGGTCTTTTTCATGACGAAGTCGTCATAGTTGTCTGCGAATTTGTTGGAGATGGAATAGTCGGCATAGTCCTCGGCATAGTTTGTGATGAACGACCCGAAGCGAGTGTGCGCCACTTCGGACTGGAATTGCTCGCTGTTGACGAAATCGGTGACGATAAATCCGTCTGCGTGTCGGCTAATTCCTTCTTTGGGCTCAATGTGAAAACGAATGAAATAGGGGTTCATAATGCTGACAGCGTTGGAAAGCATGAGACAGCGCACCCTATCTTGATAGCGGTCTACTGTAGAATAAAAGTCCATAAAGACTTTAGCTTCATCGGGAAGATAGCGCAGCGACCCCTTATCGATGATGAATTCATCAAAGATAATGGTATAAACATTCGGGTACGCAATTGACTTGTTTGCCTGAGCCGTAGACAGAGGAATGAAATAGCCAATAGTCTCCCATTTCTTACCCACCTTGCGCTGGGCATACTGACCCTCTACACGGAATTCCTCATTGGGAAATTCGTGTTGAATGTCGGCAAAGAAACTATTGCGCCCCTTGAGTTCCGTCTTGTAACGGCGAAGATAAATGAATTGCTGACCCTTGTTGATTGCATTCTTGATAACAATTTTCTTGGCGCCGTAGGTCTTACCAAGACCACGGGCGCCCATAACCATGTTAAACACGCCCGCATACGAGAGCACATTAGAGAAACTATAGTAGGAAAATTTCTTTTTCATTCGTGACGCCTTACCGTCCACCAGCGAGTGCCAGCGAGAACATCAATAGACTTAGTTACTGGACCATAATGGGGATTGCCGCCGTGTCCAACAAGGGTGTTCGAGTCTACCACCATTTCAACGTGGTCAGTTTCCGGATAGTAACTACCCGTCGACTTCCAGGCCATGACAATCATGTCCCCGGGTCGCAACTGGGCCCGCTCCGCGGCTGTCATGGCTCCACCACGGCGCGGGAATGGTTCGGCCCCGCGGAAGTATTGATCGCCTGTCCAAGTGCCTACGAATACGCCAGACGTGTTCTTGTAGGCGGCGTACATGAGGCCGCTACAGTCCGTGATGCCTGAATTGTCGGGGTCTTGGCGGCCAGGACATTGACAGTAGGCAAATTTACCCAATCGGGCCATTACCCATGCGAGTGCCGCTGCGCCCTTGCCGGAGCCGCCGGGCGCGGGAGTTCCGCCGCCTCCACCGCCTCCACCAGCGTTGGCGGCAGGATTCTGACCGACAATTGTTTGCTGAATGTCTTTGAGGTTTACTTCCCACAGATTATGGCCTCGGGAATACATTTGATAGTTGCCGAACTTTGAACGAAGCGTAAGAATGCCACTGTCGTCGGCACTAATAATCAGTTTCCCGCCAGACACATTGACCGTCTGAGTGTTGTCGCCAACACTCCCACCATTACCGGGGGTGTTTGCACTAATTCCGCCCTCGCCTACACCGCTAGTGTCTTTGCCAGCAATGATGTTCTTGGCTTGTGTGTATCTATTGCTGTAGCGACCTAGAACGCCGTTAGCCATAATGTCAGAATACATCTCACTAAGACCACCACCACTATAGTGGTTTGCGACCTGCATCGCATAACGCGGTCCCTGGTGGTAGGCAACACACCAGAGAATGAATGCGTCAGTATCGGTCTCGGGATTGATCCCATACTGCTTAGCAACACTGAAGTAGTTCTCAAGGTCCTTGACAATCTGGTCACCCTGAATATCCTTGCTCGCGTTAAGCAACGGCTTAAGGCTGTCACCAACACCTCGAGAAAGATAGTAGGTGTTCCACGAGGAATCGGACTCAGGAACGGACTCGAGCCGAGATCTAAACCCGGCGTCCACTCGTCCATACTCGGCTGCGTGAGCGCCGCGCATTCGGTTCAGAATTGCCGCCGCGCGAGTGCCATACCATTGCGCAATTCCGACGGTAATTGGGTCATTGTAGTTGATCGCCGAATAGTCCATGGACGACTCAACCTGACCAATAGCCTTAATTGCAACTTTTTTGGCTGTTGCGTCCCATGCCATAGTTCNNNATTCTATCGGGGCAGGCTACTCCTGTCTACTCACCAGATTTTGTAGGTCATGTTTACCTGATAGGTCTGATTTGCTGAGAGAATATCTCCTGCGTAAATTCCTCCAGTCTTAGCGACATATAGATATTTGTATGTTCTGTCATTTCCAATAATGGGTGACATGACGCCATCGTACGGGCGCGCCCACCCAGGAATACTCATTAGTCGACCATCGTATCCCACATTATTTGTGCCAACCTTGAATGTTCCCTGAATGTAAACCCAGTCCCTGTCGCGCTCGCACGTGAGGTAGTTGTAGTCCTTTGCCACAGTACCGTCAGACAGCGTGTGCAGAGCCATCGCCGGAGGGTTGAACCACGACGACCCACCCTTGAGCCACACCTGAAAGAGCTCCTTGACGTGCGTGTACCCCGAGGCGGTCATGTGCACATTATCGGGCCCCTGGTCCCAGGACTTGGCTTGCTCGTCTCCCCAGTGCACCCATCCACGAGAACCCTCGCAGACGACGGCGCCGTAGGGCTTGCCCGCATTGACGACCTCGAATGTCCGGGAAACACATGAGCGCGCCATTTGCACATACTCATTCAGCGAGGACTCGTTAAAGATAACCGGAAGCACTCGAATGTCCGCGTTAGGGAAGTACTGGCGCGCAAGCCTGAAAAATGTTGACGCCTTATCGCTCACGGAATTCTGTGCCCGAATATCATTCAGCAAGTCGATCACAAACAGGTACTTAGTTCTACGGCGCTTATCCTCAGACATTCCTTGCTTAGCATTATCCAACTGTGTCAGGAAATTATTGTCAGACGTCGAAGTAAACCCACCGCCACCAATTGCGTACACATTAGGATTAAGTCCCAACTCACGACACAGAGTCTCAGTCCAGCGACTTGCTTCAATCGTCGCATTAGACGAACCAATAACAACACCCTCAGTGAGTTTAGGGTCCTCAAGAAAGATATCGTTAGCCTCAGTCTTCGTGTAATAGGCCGGGAAACGGTTGTCAAAATCTCTGCGCTGTTGATCCAACTTTCCCTGAATCTCTGCCTGAAACTGAGTGTTCTGGGCCTTTAGCGCATCTCCCCACGCCTTAGTCGTCAACGTAACCCGCTTACCGGCAGGCGACTTAAGCGGAGCCTCAATGTAGTTGCCATCAACCTCACGGAACTCTGCATCAATAAGACGACGCTTAAAGTCCTCGATTAGCGACTCGAGCGAGGTCTTCTTGGCGTCAAGTTCCTTGTTCCAACCTGAATGCGTCTTCTCAACCTCAGTAATGAAATTGGTGACCGTCTCATTCAGTTTAGCGATAATCTTATCCTGTTCCTCACCAAAGGAATTCGTGAACGTAATAACGTCAATGACGCTAGAACGAATTCGCTCAAGCACGTCAATATATGTCAGCCCATCACGATAAGTAAACGGGGTAATGTTGTTCACCGATCGTGACTGAACGCGCCAAAGGGCTTGATCGATAGAACCGATAATGTCGTCACCAGTAGCCATAATATCCTCCAAGTCCTAGTCCGAAAGAATACCCATTAATTAGTCCGCCAGGGGTGTGGGGCATATCCGTGTCCCACAGTCCCATGAAAAGATCACTCAGTTCTGCGATCACTAAGTCGTCAACGTTAAGTAGTGTTCCCCGATAATCAGCAATTGCACGAGCCTTAGAGCCCGAATATCCCCATGAATTAGAGTGTTGATTATTGGTGTAATTGCTATTCGAGGACGACGTGCTATCCGACTCGTTACGAGACGTAGTGTCACCTGACGTGCTCGCATCACTGATACTCGTAGCATAGTCCCCATCGCCCGCAAGCCGTGTCTGGGGAGTGTCCGAGCCCACGGTGCGCCCCTTGGACTTGTTGGTGCCACTGCCACTACCCGTCTGGTGGTTGATTCCAGAGTTCTGGGACCTGCCGTCCTGACTGGTTTCGCTGTAGTGGCGATTACCCTCGAGCGGGTCTGTGTTTTGCAGTTCAGCCAGATACATTCGATTATACCGGGGCATAATCAGTTCCATCTTAAGGCTTAGCCGCCAGATAAAGATATCAATTGTCTCGTGCGCGATCTCTTGAAGCCAATATGTCTTCTTAATTCGATCATTCAGATTCTTTCGATACGCTTCATCGAAAATCGGATAGTCATCAAGGCCAATATGGTCATTGGTTAACTTAACAACGTCACGAAGCATTATCGTTGTTACTGACATCGTCACCCCCATAGGTTGTCAAATTAGAACTAGCAAGATAATCATTAAGGTTCGGTGCCGCATTATCGTCTACAGCCCAATAGCATGACACGTTAAGACCAAATTTCTCATTAATCTGTTCACAAGCCAACTCGCGCGGCTTCATAAAAGACTCACGAGACGCAAGCACCTGCCCAGAATTAGCGGCGGCTTCCTCAACCACCATGCGCTCACGCTTCTCGGAATTCACGTTCATAATCCCGAGCATTGTGAGTGCTTCGCCCCAAATCTTGGACTTAGACTCCATGTGCTTGATCGAGGAAACTGCACCAGCACCAGCATTCTGATTAAGCGGGAACACACCAATCGTGTTGGCGAGATTATCCATGCTCATGTTCTCAGTACCCCACA